CATGTCGTATAGCGCCAATCCCTCTCCTACGACTGGGATATTATACGCGGCGAGATGGCCAAGACCTTTTGCGCCCTCCTGCCACGCCTTCACTGCCTCACGGTCGTATTGCGGCAGCTGTGGCTCATCTTTGTTTAGCTGGTGCTGAACGAACTCATGCGCGCTAGGAAATGGTCTGTCTCTATTTCTCTCAAGCGCGGCGGTGGCGGTCTTGTAAAGATTTTGATCGATTATCGGAGACACGTCGTAGGCCGACCGTGCCTGAACCTGCGGGTCGTCAGGGCCAAACGATACTTCGCCCGTCAATCCGTCTTGTGGCTTCTCCGATAGATCGTCCATGATTATTGACCCTCAAACGGCGGTTCGTCTTCTTTGCTCTCAAGGACCTTCATCATGTTTGGGTCAATAACCTTCTTCATGATTTGAAGACCATTAGGCGTCTTCATCACGTCTTGCGCAAGCTTAACTGCCGCAATGCGTTCAGCGCTCTCGCGGTCTTTTCGTCGGTTCCAATTGTCCAGCGCGTTTTCTTTGTCGTTCATCATTTCGGTGCGCATGTCCGACATGATGTCCATTTTCTTCATCTGCAGGTCAGCGTCTTTTTGCTTCAGCTCTGCCTGCTTTAGTTGCGCGTCAATCAGCTTGTTCGGGTCAAGCGGCACGCCTTGCTGTCCTTGACCGTCTTTCGCAATGTTGGCTTGCGTCTCCGCAATCTTGGCTTGCGCAAGCATTTGCTTGGTGTTCGCGTCTTGCTGCTTAACCTTGATCTCTTCCATCGCAACCATAAGCTCAGGCGGTGGCGGCGGAGGCGGTTGAGGCGCAGCCATAAATTGCTCTGGATTGCTCCAGCCAATTGCCTTCATTGCGGCGCGGTCAATTGCAATAGCGTCAAACATCCCAGGGTTTGATTGCTGCAATTGTTTGAGCGCCATGACCTTCATCACGCGCTGCGTGTGTGACGCTGTATTCGGATCTGCCTGCGGCACCAGCTCGTAATTGCTGATCGCTTGAGAAAAGATCTGCTCGTTCCACTGAAGCGACGGTCCCTTTAACTTCTTCCAGAAACTGTCTGGATGCTCCCGAAAGCATCGAACCAAAAGCTGGAACTCGTCTGCCTGCGCCGAATGCATTCTCTTGTGGACGGCGTTTAATACTTTTGTTGCTTGATCGATGAGCGCCAGTGTCGTGCCTACAGGCGCATCCTGCCGGCCCTCGCCAACATTCAACTCGCTTGTGCCGCCAACCCTCTGGCCAGTCTCGACAACATTTTGAACTAAATTCATCAGCGCTTGGCCTGGCTCCTTGTAAGGAAGCGGCATGATCGCTTGACTGATTGGCAGTCCGCCCGTCTTCACTAAGGCCCCGCCGCCCGGAGGCACGCGGAATATGTTGGTGTTTTGTCTTGCGCCCGTGTCGGCCATGAGAAAGCCGGGGAAATTCGCATACATTCCCGCGTCGAGCATTTCTCGCCATGCGGCGGTTACGGCGTTAGTCGTATTGCCAAGAATGTGCAAGAGACCAATGTCATAAAAACCCAAGCCTGGAACAAATGTGAACTTGACGAAGTTGCTGCGCGCTTCAGGCAGCTCGTTGCCTTCTTCACCGTTTGGCTCATCGTAGTTCCTTACAATCGAAAGGATCTGTCTGGTCGACACATCGATTGTAACACGATAAGGGATCTCAAGTCCTGTAATCTTTCCTTTATATTTATGCTCAAAACCAGGAATATCTAACTCGCAATAGATCTCGTAGATCTCTCTGTCGCGATCGTCTGGATTTGCCGCCTCAACAGATATGCCTTGCTGGTCTGCTTTCTCACGCTGCACTGCGTCTTTCTGCTCCATGCGCGGCGTGGATAAGTCAATGTCGCGATAGACGCCAAGTATCTGCAGGCGCTTTACTGTTGAGGATCGCATGTAGACGCGGTGCGTGATGCGCTTTGCGTCTTCCAATGTTGTCGCGGCGTTATTGACGATTAGGTCGTCAGCGTCGACCGTCTCGCTGACTGGACGTCCGCGCAACGGACAGAAGTAAACCTTCTTAAATGCCGTGCCGCCAAAGCCTAGCATGAACAACATGCGGTCAGTATCTGGGTAATACTCTTTGGCAACCGCGGTCAGGTAATGATTAAGATCCTTCTCTAATGCGTCTGCCAGGCTGTCTTCTTGAATTGACGTATTGACACTGTCGACGCGGACCTTGACCGGCCCGTCTGTCGGCAGCATCTCACTGCGGCTGTTTGCCTGGAAGCGTAGCACTGCCTCAAGCAGCAGCGGGTGACGCACGCGGCTCATGCCGTCGACTGGAGCTCCGTCTGCCGCGCCTTGCAATTGCGGGACCTCTATCTTGAGGCCAAGAAGCTTGATGCCTTGCGCCCGGTCTTCAATCCAGTCCTGCCGGCTGTCCATGTCGTCCTGGACGCCACGAAGCAGCTCGTCAGCAATCATGCCAAGAGACCCGTCGTCGATGTCGTCGACCAGGTTCTCAAACCATTCGCGGGCACGCTCTGCCTCCGACACCTCTTCGACTGCCCGTCCATCCAGCGATATGCTGACGGAGCCGTCTTCGTGTTCGATGCGGATGACATTGCCCTTGTCGTCTAGCTGACGGTCTGGCTTGCCTTCTTCAATCTCAACGAGGATGTCTTCTGCGGCACCAAGGCCCGCCTGGGGCTCCTCCTGCGGCATGCGGATATTCGGATTAAGCCCCGGTGTCATAGGCATGATTAATCGCCTTGCTTCTCTACAAGCTTCCCAATCTCTTCAACGAAACGGTCAAGCCCCTCACGAGCCGCCAGATTATCAGATTTTGCGGCAATCTCATAGACGCGCACATAGTCGTGGGGTTCTTTGCCCCAAACCTCTACGCGAAACCTACTAAGTTCTTTTGACGCTGGCGCTGCCTTATGCAGCACGTCAACAATGGCGTTTGCTAAGATCATGTTTATCTCTTTGCTATACTGGATAGAGCGGCTCCGGCGCAGAGCCAACATGCACTCTACTGTTGTCGACCTCCGCTGTCCATTCAACGCCACGCACGAGGAGCCCGATGTCGCGCAGATGCCGCAACGCCATGCTAGTCGTGTCGACAAGATCGTCATGCCGGCCTTTAGGAAACACGGCGACCTGGTCGATCACCATTTGCGCGAACTCTCTGTCTGGCGCGTAGATCAACCCATCAGAAAACAAATGCTGCACGCTGTAGAGACGCGCTAATTTGTCCTGCCCCTTAGGATCCATCAGCTGGACACCGAAATCGTCGTAACCATAAACGCGTCGCAGCTCTTGCGCAACGCTATAACCGCTTGCCTTGTTCTCGACCAGGAGCTTGTCTACGCGCCAGTCAGTCATTGTCTCGCGGACCTTCTCGACGAGCTCGTGGAGCTCCAGGCGCTCAGCCCACGCGTAGATCAGCATACACTTTGGGTGCTCCTGCTTATACGTGCGCTCCAGTGACGCCATCATGCCGTCAGGCGTGTAGGTCCGCGTGACTTGCGCAGTTTGGTCGCCACCTGTCCATATGCCCCAGACCGTCATGGCGGACGGGTCGTTCTCTGTCTTGGTCGTGTATGCCCCGTCCACTGCGGCGACAATGTAATCAAATGGCGGGTATGTCGGCTTGTCCCACATCTGCCACCACTCAGTCAGGATGACGCCACCGCCACGTGGCTGTGGTGCCTGGGCAAACTGACCCGCGGTCGCCCACTTTCCCATGATCTCTTCGTCGCGCTCGACGACGTCTATCGGGAAGCGGGCGGGAAATAAAAGCTCTCCTGGCCGTGACCGCGGGTCTTCCATGCCAAGCATCGTCGGCATGGCGCGCGACGGGTCGTAGCGCATGGGCAGCATGATGTGATCGTATGGCAGGCCACGCTCAATGATGGTGCCGCTGACGTCGTCCTCTGCCAGGCGCTGCATGATCACTATGATGGCCGATCGCTTTGGCGACACGAGACGCGTGGGCACCGCCTCGCAGAACCACGTGTTGACCGTGTCCTTGACTTGCTGCGACATGGCGTCAGAGACAGACAGCGGGTCGTCGATGATCACGCGGTCGGCACGAGCGCCCGTGATGGAGTTCGACGCGGAGCACTGCCTGAAGCCAAGGGCTGTATTCTCGTATTTGGTTTTTTGATTTTGGTCACGCGTGAGCTCGACGTGAGGCCAGCGGTCTTTATACCAAGGATCCTCAATAAGCCGGCGCATACGCAAGCCGTCGCGCACTGCAAGCTCTTGGTTGTGGCTGGCGCAGATATAGCGCAAGTGAGGCATGTTGCACGGCCCCCACTCCCACGCAGGCCAGAACACGTTAACGAGTAAGCTCTTCATCGTGCCTGGTGGAATGTTAATCAGCAGGCGGTTGTAGAGCGATCCGTCGTCCAGCTCTTCTTCGTTTGTGATTGCCTCTAAGTGATCGGCTAAGAAGTCTATGTGCCAAGAGTGAACGTATTCAGCTCCAGGCTCGACCAGGTGCCACGACAGACGGATAAAGTTAACGAGATCCTTACAGTCTTCGCGATCAAGCTCAATCAGCTGCTTGTCAATGTCGAGCGGGTTTGTGTAACCGACGTCAAGGATCGCGGCCATTATTCCTCCAAGAAATAACTATCCGCGTCGCCTTCGTCGCCAAGCCATCCGTTAGGGAATGTATTAAACGCAATGTAAAGGCTGCCGTCGCCGGCAAGAGATCGATACGCCATGCGTGACGGGAATAGAAACAGGTAGCCGCTTTCTAATCCAATGTCGCACGTATTGACGTTTAGATCGCTTGGCGCATACGTCGGAATGTAAAGACCATCGCGCTGACGATCAGAGTTGAATTGCAAGACAGCATCTGCGTCAGCATGCAAATAAAATATGCCAGAGATAAAACTATTCACTCTGAACATTGTGTGATCGTCATTACCGTGGCGCGCCCACGACGTCGAAAGCTTTAAGCTTGACTGATTGCGCGGCTTGATAATGTTCTTGACATATAACGCAATCTGCTCTTCGACAAACGACTTGATGCCGCTTAAGCTTTCATTATCGAGAATATTATATTCTCTAAGCTTTGCTGTTTCGACCGCTAATTTTTCTTGCGGCTCAATCTCACGCTGCATGCATGACGCGACGACGTGTTGCGGAAATAGCTTATACAAGCGAGCCCCCTCAAATATATCCATTTCAATGTCCCGGACCACTAACCCAAAATGTATTACCAGTTCTATCTGCAGACTGCATTATCTGATTTACGTTATGACTAATAGCATTAAATGCGTTTTGCGCGTGTTCTTCATTGGATAAATGATTGCACAATATGTAAGAGATCACGCTGCTCAACACCGCGAGCTCATCGTCGCTTGGACCAATGCGCTCTTCGAGCATGGCAATGATATCGACCGTTGTTTCCGCCAACATCATTGTGCGCTCGTTTTCAGTCATCACTTCGCCTCTTTAGCAGCCATTAAAATTGTGCGTAACGCGTCGCGCTGTTCAGGCGTGAGCGTCTTCGC